CTGAACTGCATCCAAGTATTCCAGCATCGGCATAGCCTGACCAAACGTAGATTGAACCGTCAGAGGAACCAACGCATTAGGATTCTTCATACGGATCACACCGCCAGGCGTAGCGTTCAATAGATCATCCAGATTAACCTGACCATCAACAGCACCAACTCGGCTATTGTTCGTTAAGTACAGGTTATCCAAGCTCTGACGAGTAATCGTAGACTTCTGTAGCTGAATGTCCATCGTCCTATCAGCCAGTGATTGGCCAAAGAACTTGTGCGGAATGGGAATAGGACAGATAGAGTGGAACGGAATGTAGTCACACTCCTCATCTTCTAGTATCTCTGAGCCTACATAGACAATACGACGCAACTCAGCAATACCGTCGTCATCCTCATCTATGCGGATATAACACTCATACACCTCTAGCGTCTGCATCGACTGATCTAAGCTAGTATTCTCGTCCGGCTGTTCACCATTAGGGAAACGTGCAATACGCTCAGGACTAAACTCAAGATCGTTATAAGTTGCTAGATCGTCAATAACCTTCTTATCGTAGCCCATAGCAATCAACTCACTACGTGGCATCAATCGACGATGAGCCACAAACGTAGCTTCTTCGATATTACGAGCAGACTTGGATATTAGGTATTCTTCAGGAGGAACGTTCTCTATCTTTACGCTGCCTGATTCTTCCGTACGCTGTACGTACACCTCATACGATGGTATCTGAATGATATTACCCATCATATCCTGCTGCTCTGTGTACTCTATTTCCTGCTTGACAACTTTAAGCGACTGATCCGATAGCAACAAAGCCAACTCATCTTCAGTCAGGTTCTTATATTCTTCCTTGCGTACATCTACCTTCTCATCCCAATACGACTTAACTACGCCTACCTTTTGCAGCAGAGCATCTTTAAACCAATTGTGAAGGATAAGCATCCCATCATTGTCTCTGTAGAACGCCCAGTTACAATAATCCGTAGCCTGTTTAGCTGACTCCTCGTCTTGTGGCCCACGTGGCTCAAAGTAGACAATATCCTCAGTAGTGGTGAACACACGTACCAGCTGCGGGAGAGCGCCGTCAATTGCTTCGGCTACCTCTCCGGTTACGATCTGGCTGCGACCTTCTTGCTCATTACCGTAAGGATTGCGTAAGTAATACTCTAACGCTCTACGACGATCCTCTGTAGTTTCAGTGTCAAGATAGCCTATTGAGTTATCAATCTCATTCTCAATAATGCCTTTAACTGTGCCTTCGTCCATCATATGCGTTCCTTCTTAGGATTTTCGCAATTATACAATCCATTTCGTGTTAATGGGCAAATCTGACTGCCACGAAGTAGTGTCTTGGTCAAGGCTTATCGCTAGGTAACGAAAGGCATCACTAGCATGGCTAGACCAGTCGTGTAGCGGCTTATCGTAGAACACCTGCTGCCTCTCGTTATACTCCCTACGGTAGTTCCTGAGAGCATCTAGACCTGTCTTAGTCTTATGATCGAACCAGCACTGTGGCAATAGCCTTCTAACGGCTTGTATACCGTCTGCAATCGATAAACGAGGAGCTACTGTTATATCCAGTCCTGCTTCCTGTAAAACCTCTTTACGGCTCTTTCCTGTGCCTAGCTCCCTTACTTCCACATCGTGAGGAAGGAACTGCGTGAAGCCTTCGTAGCCGTTATCTTTGAGCCAGCGTACATACCAGTCCAGACCGACTCCGTGGTTCTCCGTAAAATCAATGAGACGTACTTCCTTTCCAACCACCGAAGCAACCCACAGAGAAGTAGAATCAGACATCCCCAAATCCCAAGCAACATAAGACTTGCACAGATCATCACGCTCAATAGTGGTGATTCGGTTCTTCGCTTCAAGATCGTTGATAATCTGACCATAGTAGCTCCCTTGAATAGCGGCATCGAAGCTGCACTCGAATTCCTGAAAATACCTATCGTCGCCCATTTCCTGACGAGCAGCCCATAGCTCCTTATCGTTAAGAATCCCTGTCTCACTAGCCTTAAACTCTAATAGTGCCCATCCTTCGGCAGTCTTAGCTCTATCGCGGAAATCGAGGAAGTGATTTTTACCTTTCGGTGTGCCTATGAATAAGCACCACGTAGGAGCCTCGTCTGTATTCCTATCCGCTAGTGCTGGACGTATAACCTCATTCCATATCTTAGGGTTCTGGTCGCCTATCTCGTCAAGGATAACGCCATCGTAGTACTGCCCACGCAAGCTATCAGCGTTATCGCTACCGTACAGGCTAATGCGCCTACCCCAAAAGTCAACTCTAAGCTCTGAGATATTAGCCACAGCCCCAAGGGGACGAGTAAATTCCAGCAGGTAATCCCATGCCACACGTTTGGACTGTGCGTAAGTTGGAGCAATATAGGCAAATCGTGGGTTTGGTTTCTGGCACTCAATGGCAGCCTTTATGAGATGGTTGATTGCACTAACAGTCTTGCCCATACGACGATGTGCAACTACTACCGTAAACCTATGCTTATCTACTGCCTCATGAATAGCTATCTGCTGTTCACGTGGCTTATATGCGATCTCAATCACTTCTGCCATGTGACCACGTGCTGTTGTGGCCCACCATCTGCACCTGTCACCTCAGTCCTAGCCAGCTTAGGTATATGGTATTCACTTAGCTTCTGCATCAAGTCCAATGCTTTAGCTGGATCAGGCTTTAGTCCATAGACTTCATCACCCTCAGCTACCCTCTGTAGCCATCTATCCATGTAAGGCACGTTCTTCTCTAGTAGCGTAGCAATAGCGTTACGCACTACTGCCGTACTCTTATTAGGCACTCCAGCAGGTCTGCCCTTACCAGCATTAGTTAAGCCTGGATGTGCTGTAGTGTGTTCTTCTTTACTGACTTCTGTTTCCATTTTTGCATTATCCTCTGGATGTCATGCTACTTACGTTTCTCTTTCTTAGGCATCTCTATATTAGTTCCTGCAAGTAATCCTAGTGGAACTCCTGCGGCTAATAAGTCTGGTTCTTTTATTCTAGCTGGATCAAATGCAGCAAATCGCGATCTCAAGTATTCAACAGGTATTTGATAAGATGTTCCACCCGACCATAAACTACTTCCAGCATTAGGCTGCACAAACTCTTTACTTCCATATAAAGGCATTACATTAGGAGACATCCCTTTATTTACTGCATTTTGTAAGGTTGATAAGTTTGACGCATAAAACTCTGCTGATTTAGGATCAGTTGTTGCATATACACTTTGACCAACATGGCTAGTTTCTGGCTTTGTTGATCCTCTGTATAGTGGCACATCAAGATTAAATCCTAATGCTTTAGCCCTATCTATAGCAGTATTACCTTTAGGCAATCCAAGCATTTCTACTGCATTCTTTTGAGCAACTTCTTGAGCTAATTCATACGGAGTTTTACCAACAGGTTTAATATTTCCAGCAAAACCCATCGCTAAATCTTCAGTAATCTTATCTACGTATTGCTTTGCGGCTGCTTGCTCAGGAGTTACTGGCATTCCTCTTAGCGCATTGCGTTCAGATTGAGTAGCCAACATAGATGCTTGATTATAAGCACCTGCTTGCTGATTCATTTGCTGCATAGCACCAGATGGGTTACTAAACAATAATCCAAGCCTAGTACCTAAGTTCTGATCTATAAAATCAAGAATCCCTGCCATAGAATGCCTCGTACATATCCGGTCTGTTAGTCTTTATCCACTCTCTTGGTTCTTCATGGCACTTAGCAAAGTCGTTTCCAACTGTCTGCGATCCTGCATGATGAACGTATCCACGACTTACAAAGTGCTGATAACCAGCCTTGTTTAAGTCATGGCATATTATATTGTCTGAATACCAATTAGTGCTAGGGAATTGTGCTACATCCCATGCCCTCCTATTTATAGCCGCAAATATGGGAGCAGTTGTTAAAAGACTATTAGATAAAAATAAGATGAAACTAGGTGGATGGGCAGAAACAGATAAATACAGCACAGACGAACTTATCAATATGGGATATGACGGTCTAATGCTAAAGGATAAAGATACAGTAACTTATCAAATATTTAATCCGCAAAAGTTAATTAAAAAGTAAGCATGACATCCAAAGGATAATGCAATGACAATTACAGAAGCAAAAGCATTTATAACGTGGTTTAGGAATAATCATCTTCCTAAAGGAACTGATTTTGTAAAACTGCATAGTGGCAGAGAGATATTGCTTGATAGCATGAATGACGATGAGACGTTATTTGTTGCTAATCAATTTGAAGCAATGTTTGATGTAGCTACAAAGAGAGCATGACACCGGAAAGGTAATGCAAAAATGGAAACTAACGAAGTTAAAGAAACACCAAGAATCGGAGAAGGATTAGCTGGCCCTGGAAGGACTAAGGGAACTCCTAATAAGTCAACTGTAGTAGTAAGAAATGCTATAGCTACTCTATTGGAGCGCAATGTTCCTTTTATGGAGAGATGGCTTCAAAGGGTTGCTGAAGGTGATGAAGTCTTAGGATTAAAGCCTGATCCACATAAAGCATTAGATATTATGCTAAAGATGAGCGAATACCATATACCTAAGCTGGCTAGGACTGAGGTAAGTGGCGTTGATGGTGGACCACAAGAACATAGAGTTACGTGGCAGAAATGAGACAGTCATTAGCTGAAAGATTTGAGGCAAAAGTAGAGCGCATCCCTTTTATGGATTGTTGGGTATGGATGGGTGCTACTCATGAGCGCGGATATGGCGTAATTGGTCTAGGCGTAAGAGGCTTAGGAAACGAAAGAGCGCATAGGACTGCTTATAGGCTTTATCGTGGAGAGATTCCAGAAGGTAAGATAATCCTGCATAAGTGCGGCAATACTAATTGCGTTAATCCATCACACTTAGAGGCTGGAACGCACAAAGAAAATGCAGCAGATACGATAAGAATGGGTAGACATTACTATCCAGATAATCGTGGGACAAAGGCTAGTTGGGCAAAACTAAATGAAGAACAGGTTAAAGAAATTAAACAAGCCATAGGCGGTAAAAAGGGAACTGGTACTGCATTAGCTAGAAAGTTTAATGTAAGTAAGTCTGCTGTTTATCGTATTTGGGAAGGTAAAAATTGGAAGATATAGTTATTCCATATCGACCTAGAGAGCTACAGAAGCAGATACATGAAGCTGTAGATAACAATAGGTTTACGGTAGTAGTTGCACATAGAAGATTCGGCAAGACTGTTAGTGCAATCAACCATCTCATAAAGGCTGCCATTGAGTGCCAGAAACCGAACCCACGATTTGCCTATATTGCTCCGACTTATGCTCAATCCAAACGTGTGGCATGGGATTACCTGTTGGAATTTACTCGTCCTCTTGGGGCTGTTGCTAATATCTCAGAGCTTAGAGTTGACTTTTGGGGTAGGCGCATTAGTCTTTACGGCAGTGATAATGCTGATAGCTTGCGTGGGCAGTATTTCGATGGAGTTATCCTTGACGAGATAGGTGACCAAAATCCTAAGATATGGAACGAGGTTATAAGGCCAGCACTAGCGGATAGGAATACTGACGAAGCTCCTACGTGGTGCTTATTCATTGGCACACCGAAAGGTAGGAACCACTTTGCAGACTTTAGAGACAGGGCTAAGACTGCTGAAGGATGGACGCTACTAGAGTTTAAGGCTAGTGATACTAAGATACTGGCAGAAAAGGAACTCCAAGATGCTCGCAAGGAAATGGGGGACGATCGATATTTTCAGGAATTCGAGTGCAGTTTCGATGCAGCCATTCAAGGGAGTTATTTTGGGCAGATTATCAACGATCTTGAGGCGAAGAACCGATTCACCACTATTGAGCGTGATGACTTATGTAAGTCTTATGTTGCTTGGGATTTGGGGATTAGCGATTCTACTTCTCTGTGGGTTGCTCAGGTGGTTGGAAAGGAAGTACGCCTCATTGATTTTACGGAGAACCACGGAGTCGGTCTGGACTGGTATGTATCCTGGCTTAAAGAGAACAAGTACGAAGGCTTCACGCAGTTCCTTCCTCACGATGTGGAAGTAAGGGAGCTAGGCACAGGAAAGAGCCGTAAAGAGGTTTTACAGGAAGCTGGACTGGATATAACAGTCGCTCCTCGTTTATCGATTGCAGACGGTATACAAGCCGTTAGAAGGCTATTGCCGCAGTGTTGGTTCGATCATAAGACTAAGCAAGGGTTAGATGCGCTTAGGAACTACCGCAGGGAGTATAACGAGAAGCAGCAAGTATTCTATGACAAGCCATTACATGATTGGTCTAGTCATGCTTCAGACGCTTTCAGATATTTAGCGATAAGTCTTGACGATACTGAGACTTCATGGTCATCAAAGTTGCCAAATAACGTGCAATGGGTTGTATAATTAGTAAAATTCTAGGGGTATTGCATGGAATCGGAAGAAATCAAAGGAATTCTTGAGGCCGAGATCGACAACTCTCTTGGCTTTATTGACTCAGAAACTACAGAAGAACGTCAGAAAGCACTCGAATACTATCTCCGTGATCCGTATGGGAATGAGGTAGAAGGTCGCAGCCAGATCGTAACAGGTGAGGTAGCAGAGGCTGTAGATGGCGCATTGCCACAGCTAATACGAGTATTCACAACCACCGAAGATATTGTCCTATTTGAGCCACAATCGGCTGACGATGAGGCTACAGCTAAACAGGCTACTCAATACTGTAATTGGGTTTTCTACCGTGATAATGCTGGTCTATTAATCCTACACAATTGGTTCAAAGATGCGCTACTTCAGAAGGTTGGAGTGGTCAAAGCCTATTGGAATGATAGTACGGATGTCACTAAGGAAACTTACAATAACCTGACAGATGATGAGATTGCCTTGCTGTTGTCTGACGAATCAATGGAGATCGTCAAGCAAAAGACAGAGATAGTTGACATGGGTGGTGTTCCTATTGCGATGCATAAAGTAACAGTTAAGAAGGTAAAGAAGTCGGGGAATGTTGTCATTGAGAATGTTCCACCTGAAGAATTCCTGATAAGTAAGAACGCTAAGACTATTGCTGATAGTCCGTTTACAGCGCACCGTCGTTTAGTCCCACGGTCAGAAATGATTGCTATGGGCTACGACAAAGACACTGTGATGAACCTGCCATCGTATGATGACCTGACATTTAGCCCTGAGCGTATTGCTAGGTTTGCCAACGGTTTATTTTCTCACAGGCAATAAGAGTCGATCCTGATCCACCAAATAAATCCATAACTACATTACTTGATTTGGTTGTTTTATCTAATGCCTCTTCTGCCAACGCTACTGGTTTTTGAGTTGGATGAACATAATCACTCGCACCATCTTTACCAACCTTCCAAACACTACCTATACGTTTCCCACATAATTCAGCACCTCGATGCCAAACTAAAGCCATTTCATAATCGGTAAAAAATGTTTTATTTAAATCACCAATACCACCGCCGCCTTTAAACCAAACTACCATATTACTTGGGAACCCTAGCCCCTTTGTATTTTCAAGCCATTTATCAACTACTTTCCATGTAGTCCAAATAAATACCCATCCTTTTGAATATAGCTCAATAATTGGGACAATATCTAAAATGACATCATCATTCATTAAAACATCAAATTTTTCAGATTTAATTCTTTTATTTGACTGATAACTTACTCCGTATGGAGGATCAGTAAAGACCATATCGGCTTTCTGCCCATCCATCAGCTTTTCTACCGCATCAATACTCGTGCTATCGCCACACATTAACCGATGATTGCCTAGCTGGTATATATCACCTAGCTTAGTCTTAGGCTCCTCTGGTAATTCAGGAACCTCATCCTCATCCGTTAGCCCATCTACCTGCTCAGGCTCTAGCAATGCAGCTAACTCGTCCTGATTAAAGCCCAATATATCTAGCGCAAAACCATTTTTTAATAACTCATCTAACTCAATAGTTAGCAAAGTATTATCCCAATCAGCATTTAACGCTAGTTTATTGTCTGCAATAACTAACGCTTTACGCTGAGTATCGGTTAAATGATCTAGCTCTATCGTAGGAACCTCATCCATCTTTAGCTTACGCGCAGCCATTAACCTGCCATGACCAGCAATAATGCTATTAGTTCCGTCTATTAATATGGGATTAGTCCAGCCGAACTCTTTGATGCTGGCTGATATTTGCGCTACCTGCTCGTCTGAATGCTTACGGCTATTGTTGACGTAAGGAATTAAATCCTCAACTTTGCGATACTTAACATTTAACTGCATTGCATTACCTTTCAGGTGTCATGCGTAGAATACTTCGTACATATCTGGTCGATTAACTCTTATCCATTCTCTTGGTTCTTCATGGCATATAGCAAAGTCTGTTCCTACCG